GTAAGAGTAACAAAGAGAGCAGAATTCGACCTCTCGCCCTCTTTGACTAATCTTACACTCCATGCTGATGTTCTCCTTCTCTTACAGTTTAGGCACTTGCTACAAGGTACAAGATGTCCACCGTTTTGTTCTGTAAGTTTAAAAGGATTCATGCAATGAGTTGACATTAAATTGTAGGTGTACCAAATTTTGGCATTGGTCGCAATGCTTGTATTTTATTATACACATGACAGTATAAAGGATCTGTTCCATCTTCTACAGCAAAAATGCGTGTAGTTGAGGTGGGGTTACATTCGACAAAATCTTGGTTAAGATTTGGTTGATTTTGAAATATTCTACCTAAATGCCAGTAGTCTAATGTTGTTCTAAAGTCTCCAGCTACTCGACTTGGCATGTATTTGTATTCTGCGTAACGTGGTACGTATCCAAATGTTTGTGTTGCCGATGGTGTATAGGCAAATAATTCTTGGTTTTGTACTTCTTGCTCACCTATATTAGCGAATGTAGGCCAAAAGTAGTCTAATGTATCATTTTTAAGAAATGTACGTGGTATTCCTTGTTGATATGCTGTTGTTGGCATTACGGACATAATTCCTATAATATATCCGTGTTCTTCACAATAATAAGAACCTGATTTTCCGGTTGAAACGGAAATACCATGTCCCGCCATATTTCCTTGTGGTAGTCCTGTAGTCTGTCCTGTTGTATTTAATACTTCTGAAACAATTACAGGTGTTTTAACTCCGGTAATGTATTCAGGGCGTTGTAATCTTGCGTCTGAAGATTTTACTCCAAAATGAGATAAAATACTTTCTACGTAACGAGTTCCGCCTCTTGCGTTCTTTTCAAGCCATTCTTGTAATCTAAATGCACGGCGTAAATCATTGATTGTAGTTGGTGCAATTGATGCATTGCTTGTATCTGCAAATAATTCATTTGCACTTACTTCTCCAGATGTTCCACCAGGTACTACGGGGTCAAATGGTATACCTTCTAAAGTTACTGCTGAACCAGCAGTATTTACTTTAATAGCTAAATCACCATCAATATTACCTAATGGTATATCTACTGCAGCACCTTTTTGTGCAAAAGGTAATGCTGATGTAAAATAGTCATGTTCCCAAGCTCTATTGCGTAGTTTTAATAATCTATCAACATCTGCTGCGTCTGCTATGTTATCTCCATCTCTTAACTTATAATCAATTGGTGCTTGTAAATTTTGATCTCTATAATATTCATTATAAATACATTGGTATGCAGAAAAAGGTAATGCATTTACATTTACTCTATTTGCATCTGATATAGTATTAGGGGGTACACCCATATAATCCATAAAAGATTTAACGGCTGGTCCTCTGCCACCTCCCCAATCTTTATAAACTGGTGCAAATGGGGCTACTATACCACTATTGGCATCAGTAATAAATTTTTCCCAATTAGACCATAATATACGATTTGGTACAAAGAAATAATGCATACTTACATCCATTCTGTGCATAACTGGTGCAATAAGTGGTGCAAATCTTACTAAACTTTCGCATCCAAGATTAAACTTGTCGCCTGGTACACATTCTAAAGTAAGAATTGGTGTCAATTGGCCCATTTTTGTTGATAACTTAACATCATGGGATAAATCAAAGCTGTTTTTTTTGGGTTTTTTGAGTTGGATTGAAGTGAAGATGTTTTTTTTCATTTTCGTTTTGTTTTTGTGATTGATTTTTTTTAGGTTTTTTCCCCTTGCAAGGGTTGTAAACCTACCCCGAAGGGTAGGTCTTGCAGTGGGTTACTGTTGTACCTCTACAGAGCAGTATTTTTAAAGTCTTGTTCCTCCGCGAGAGATGTAGTAAGTTCTACTTACTTTTCTTTTTCTTCCGCGTCCGTAAGATTTTCGTCTCATGTTTTTTGGTTTTAATTGTTAATAATTATCTTGGTAATTTTGATTTTCCCGATTTTCCTGTAACTAAACCGAATAAATCTTGTATAATATCTAAAGTAAGTCCCATTTGTTTTAATTTGAGTACCTCTTCTGCAACATTTTTTTGAACTTCTGTATAATTCTTTTGTGATAATGTTAAACCGGTTCTTGCGTAATATGCTTCTTGTATAAATCCTTCTGTTGCTATCTTTTTGTCTGTTAGTCTTTGTTGAGTTAGCATATTTGAAATTGTTTGTAAAGCTTGAGATTTTTGTGTAACTGTTAAATCTGTTTTTGCTATTAAATTTCTTATTTGTTGCTTTTGTATTGATAATTCTCCGCCTAATAATTTAGACATTCTATCTGTTTCAGTTTGTTTTTTAAATGTATCGGCTTGTAAATTAAGATTTTTATTTTGAATTAAACTTGTTTTCCAAGATTCTTGTCCTACTTTATAATCGAATGTGTCTTGTAGGAGTTTAGTATTAAGGTTTTTGAAGTCCGTTTCTGATAATGTTTTAATTGTATTTGCTTCGATATTTTTAAGTTGAGCCTGTATGAGCAATGGATTTGCGGCACCGCTAACATCAATGTTAGGAGCCATAAAATTAGGGGCTTTGGCTTCTGTTGAACGTATTGCTGGGGCTGTATTGGTTTGTCCATATATTAAATGTGGGCTTAGTCCCGCTTCTTTATAACGTTGCATTTGGGCTGCGGGAGAGTTATATTGATTTTGTTTATTCCAATCTGCAAGTGCATCTTGTCTTTGTGTGTTGTATATATCAAGGTTTGTTTTTTTCTGTGCTCTATTTGTTAACATTGTGCTTAGAGCTGATACGCCTTGTCCTATAAGTGGTAGAAATGCTGCTATTCCCATGTTTTTATTTTTTTAGTGTTTGTTATATACTTGTTTTTTTGTTTTTTTTTATTGTCCCCAACTTTTCCCTTATACATGCTTTATCGTTTGGTCACTCTTTGGGCATCCGCTTCGCTTCTTTCCTTATCGTTCCCTAACTCTTTGGCAAATATAAGGGGTTTTTTGGTTGTTGGTGTCAATTAGCACTAATATATCAAGGAGTATTAGTGCTTTAAGCCAATTCTTGGCTGTTTTGTTCTGCCGCGGCTTCGCCTTGCCTTGCTAAATCAACGTCAGCAGCAAACTGCTTTGTTGATTTCGCGTTGCTTAGTTCTGCCAATTCTTGGCGAACTTGTTCGGCAAATTCTTGCCTTTCAGATAAATCCATTCTTCTAGGGTCAGGAAGGTCGTCGAAATCTTCGCCTTCTTGCCATAATGGAGTTTTTATTCCATCTAATGGTAAACCCTTAGCATAACGCTCTAAAAGCGTTTTAATGCTCATAGTTTGGTCGGGTATTGTCATAGATGGTTCGTTGTTTTCTTCATAGTTACATGGGTGTAATTCTCTGTTGTATTGTGTTTTGCACAATATTGTAACTATTGGTGGTTTTTGTTCTGGAGCAATAAATTGGTCCATGTTTAAAGTGTCCATGTGTTTAAATTTTGTCTGAATAATTAATTTTTAATTTTCTGTTACCGTTTAGGTATTGTTCTGTTTTTGTTTTCAACCAATTATCGCCGTATTCCTCGAGTTGCTTCTCGAGTTGTAAAACGGCTTTTTGTTGAAAATAGTATGCTATTTCTTCTTTTTCTTCGGGAGTGTATAACTTTTCTTTAAAATAACGGGGCAATGGTGCCTTTTTACCGTCTTTTAAAGGAATATACACCCTTTCTGAAGGGATTGCTTTATGCCATGCTATCATGGCTTCTGTTAAATAATTATTGCCTAATTTTTTAGACATTAATGAAAATTCTTTTTGTCTATCATCGTTTTTATGCATTGGTATCTGAAAAGCTTTGGAAATATATTTAAGTGTGTATCCTATTGAAGCTTCTGAAACCTCGCCAATGTGTATATTTCCGATAGATTTATTATTTAATGCCCATGCTCTGTTAACATACTCCGCGTTCGCGTTGAATAAAACTATATGGTAGTGGGGTCTTTTTGTTTTTCCCCCGTATTCCCCACAAGCGTAATATTTTATCGATTTGGCATCTGATACATTTTCGTGGCATTTTCTTAGTCTTTTAAAGAATTTTTGTAAATCGGTTTTAGAAAGATTCATAAAACCATTTTTTGTTATTGGTACGTATTGCGTGTCGTAAGTAAGAGTAACAAAGAGAGCAGAGTTCGACCTCTCGCCCTCTTTGACTAATCTTACACTCCATGCTGATGTTCTCCTTCTCTTACAGTTTAGGCACTTGCTACAAGGTACAAGATGTCCACCGTTTTGTTCTGTAAGTTTAAAAGGATTC